GCTTATATGAATCTTATTTACAATTTCAAATTTCAATTTACAATTTATCCTGTTATGAGAATTGAACTTATGACTGCTTATATGAATCTTATTTACAATTTCAAATTTCAATTTACAATTTATCCTGTTATGAGAATTGAACTTATGACTGCTTATATGAATCTTATTTACAATTTCAATTTATCCTGCTATGAGAATTGAACTTATGACTGCTTATATGAATCTTATTTACAATTTCAAATTTCAATTTACAATTTATCCTGTTATGAGAATTGAACTCATACCTTTCGCTTACTAAGCGATCGCTCTCCAATTGAGCTAAACAGGCTGGCGAAAATACTGTGTATTTTCTTGCTCTAGGCGAGACTTGAACTCGCGACCTCCGCTTTTCTTCGATGATACTACTCATCTGTATATACTTTTTTTGTATAAGAACGGCGCTCTGACCAACTGAGCTACAAGAGCTTGGTGGAGACGAGAGGATTCGAACCTCTACCTTCCCGCAAGTTAAGGGCGGGCACTCTGACCTCTGAGTTACATCTCCTCTTTTTGAAGGGCCGACCCGGGAATCGAACCCGGGACCACTCGCATTTTTGAAATTTTTCCCAAAGCGAGTATCATACCACTAGACCAGCCGGCCGTGGAGATGAGAGGAATCGAACCTCTGACTGCTCACAAATTAAATGTGAGTGTTCTACCACTGAACTACATCTCCTGGGGGCTGAGCCGGGAATTGAACCCGAATTTTCACCGTGTAAAGGTGACGTCCTAACCATTAGACGACTCTGCCAGTTATTTACACTTACCTGGAGTCTCCCGCGTCGTAGGCGGGCGCCTTATCCATTGGACCATAAGTGCTGAATTACTTTCATTTTTTTCGACAGTAGCAGACGACTGTCTTAATTTATTATAAATACCAATATATAATTAAATATATCAATTTTTATTTAGTGGAGACAAGAGGATTCGAACCTCTGACTTCCCGTGAGAATAACGGGCACTCTAACCTCTGAGTTACATCCCCGATTGGCGCGACAGCAGTAGGATTTGAACCTACGCGGGCATTGCCCATTGGATTTCAAGTCCAACGCCTTAACCACTCGGCCATACTGTCTTAATTTATTATAAATACCAATATATAATTAAATATATCAATTTTTATAAATTTTATTTAGTGGAGATTAAGGGAATCGAACCCTTGGCCTCGTGCATGCAAAGCACGCGCTCTACCCCTGAGCTAAACCCCCTTTTCTCAGCAGCCGGAATCGAACCAGCGGCCAACAGATTTCATCTTTTTTACAACTACAGTCTGTCGCTCTACCAACTGAGCTATGCTGAGTGTTTTTTTGTGTGCAGGACGGGATTTGAACCCGCGTGCGTTACCGCATTGGCGCCTAAAGCCAACCCCTTAGACCTCTCGGGCACCTGCACAGAGGTGGATCGAACACCATAACCACTTTGACTTTGCATGTACCAAGTTTGATTCTTGGTACCTGAAGGTCGTGAGACTGGTGCTCTACCACTGAGCTCTGCATGCTCATTTATATATAAATATCAAATTCTTAAATTCAATTTTTAAATTTGTGTTATTCTGGAATCGAACCAGAGGCAACCGCAGGGTAAGCGGCTAGGTTTTTAGACAGTTATAAACTTGTTCAGGACAGACGCCTTATCCAATTGGGCCATAAGTGCCGTTTGAGAATGATAGAAATCGGATCTGAGTCCGATTTCTATCATTCCCGATTCATCTAATCAGATTCGAACTGATGACCTCCCGTTTATTAGACGGGCGCTCTGACCAACTGGGCTATAGATGACGTGTTTGTTTTTTGATTCGTTAGGTTTAGTCTAAGTATAACTGATGTCACTTTAAAAAGTAATCCAGTTTCCGCCGTCTAATTTCCCGGACAACACCACGAGGAGGTGAATCAACGTTGTCCATATGCCTTCTGCGAGACTTGAACTCGCGACCACTCGCTTAAGAGGCGAGCGCTCTACCAACTGATCTAAGAAGGCTGGTTATTCCAAAAGAGATTTGACTCTCTTTTAAAAACTCTTTGGCCTAAGATCATAAGCCAAAAGTCTCTTATTTTCACTTTTTCAAATTTCAATTTTAGTTTATGGTGTTTTTAAGGTTGATATAGGATCATCCGATATCCATGCTTCAGGTATAAAAGACATTTCTTTGCCATTAATCACCTTTATTTTATAACGATAATCGTCTCGGGGCCATGAATACTCTCGTTCGTACCTATCGTCATGGAGGTATATAATTTTAGCTTTCTTTACTGAAGGGTTTATACCATTCAATGATACATATACAATATTATTTGGTTTATATTGTGCCATCACACTTTACTATATGATTAAGATTTAAATTTCAATTTTATATAATCTTATATAAAATAAAGTAGATATGATAATCTTAATAATAATCTTATTAATAACCTTAGGAATAGTTATATGGGGGGGAGTGACTAGTTGGAGATTTATAGGTAAAAATAAGGATTTTTATGAAAATCTAAAAAGGGCAAATGATCTTGAGTTACCTATATTATATATAAATCTCGAACATCGAAAGGATAGAAGAAAAGAGATTGAGGAAGAGATGAATAAATTGAAAAATATAAATTTAGTTAGAATTGATGCACCAAAAACAGAAAGAGGAATTGTAGGTTGTCAATTAGGTCATATAACAGCTTTATCAGTGTTCATAAAAACTGATTGGTCTTATGCTTTAATAGTAGAAGACGATTTTATGTGGCATGATGTAAATAAAGCTCCGAAAATTATTGATAAATTAATTAAAAATCGTGATAAATGGGATATTGTATTATTTAGTTGCGGCTCTGGGAGCGCAGAAAAAATTAAAACAGATTTGCCAATAAAGAAGGTTGAAGGCTGTCAGACGACAAGTTCATATTTAATTACAAAAAATTATGCTAAAAAATTACGAGATTTTTGGGTTAATAATATAGCTTCTAGTTCAAAAAATAAATTATTTAATCTCGGGGTGGATACAGCGTTGGATATAGTCTGGAAACAATTACAGGCAAGAGACGTTTGGTATTGTACAGACCCTTTATTAGGTAAACAGCGAAAGTCATTTTCAGATATTGAAAAAAAGGAGGTTAATTATAATGTTTAATTAAGAAAGTTTCTGGCTTAAGTGAACCCCGTTTTCTAAAGTGTGAAAGATTATGGAGTATGGCACAAATAATCGTTAATGTTCTTTTTCAGTCCCTCTTCTAATGTAATTTTCGGATTGTAGTTCAAATCTTTTCGAGCTTTTGAAATATCAGCAAAAATCTTTAGGACATCTCCTTTTTGATTCTCTATCTGATCATATAACGCCTTCTTATTTGTTATCTTTTCACATAATTTAATTTTTATATATAATAAAAGATGTCAAAAGTTAATGTAATTGTTCAAGCAAGATTGGGTTCTTCCAGGTTACCAGCAAAAATTTTAAAAAGTTTGTGTGATAAAACAGTTATGGAACACGTTATTGAGAGATTAAATAGATGTCAATTAATCGACAATATTATTATCGCAACTACTACAAACACTAAAGACGACCCTATTGCTGATTATTGTAATGATAGCAACATATTATATTACAGAGGCAGTGAAGATAATGTTTTAAATAGATATTATCAAGCGGCTCTCATTTCTAATACGGATATAATTGTTCGCGTTACAAGCGATTGTCCTTTAATTGATGCAAAATATATTGATTTAATGATTAAAACATTTTTTAAGGAAAATTTAAAATATTTGGGTCCAAAATATTTTGGTGATCATAAATTTCCAGATGGATTTAATGGTGAAGTATTCACTTTCGAAGTTCTAAAAGAAGCTAATGAAAATGCAAATAAATTTGAATTAGAACATGTATCAACATATATTATAAAAAAATATAAAACAATTGAATTTGAATATCCAATACATTATGGTAAATTTAAAAATATAAATTTTAATAAACTACATTTAAGTTTAGATACCGAAAATGATTATAAAGTGTTAGAAAATATTTTTAAAAATGTTTATTCAGTAAATGATAAGTTTACAATTTACGATGTATTAGAATATTTAAACGATAATCCAAATTTATTACAAAATAATGAAGATAAAGGTAAAGATGGAGACTTCCCTATTTAATTTGTTAAATAATTTTTACTCGATAAAAATTATTCGTTTTTATATTATATAAAAAATTGTTATATAATAACTAAATTAAATGTGGCATCCTTCATACAATCAATTAGGGAAGTCTCCATCTTTACCTAAATTTATTATCAACAACCGCGTCATAAATAGTTCCAACCCTACTTATATTATAGCAGAATTATCATGTAATCATAATCAAGATAAAAATACGGCTTTAAAACTTATAAAAGCAGCACACGAGTCTGGTGCAGATGCTATAAAATTACAAACATACACTCAAGATACTATGACTATTGACTGTTCTAATTCTTATTTTACTGATTGCTTAAAGGGAACCTTGTGGGAGGGCGAAACCTTATATCAATTATATTCAAGGGCGTATACTCCGTGGGAGTGGACTAAAGAATTAAAAGATTATGCTAATTCTCTTGGCATGGACTTGTTTTCATCGCCATTTGATACCACAGCAGTAGATTTTCTTGAAAAATTGGATATTCCAGTATATAAAATTGCATCATTTGAAATTGTAGATCATGTTCTTATAAAAAGAATAGCACGAACTGGTAAACCGGTTATTATATCATCTGGCATGGCATCTTTTCAAGAATTACAAGAAGCCATTGATTTATTACGTAATAATGGATGCACACAAATTTGTATGTTAAAATGTACAAGTGCATATCCTGCAAAACCATCAGATGCGAATCTTATTACTATGAAGGATATGTCCAAAAAATTTAATGTTGTAACAGGATTATCAGACCATACATTATCTATTGAAGTTCCCATCACTTCTGTTGCTTTGAGTGGTTGTGTTATTGAAAAACATTTTACCTTATCAAGAGAAAGTGGGAGTCCCGATGCCGCTTTTTCTCTAACACCTAAAGAATTTAAACAAATGGTAAATTCTGTGAGAACAGCAGAGCAAATATTAGGTAAAGTTACTTATGGTGGTATTGAAACAGAATCTTCAAGCAAAAAATGTCGTAAATCTTTATTTGTAGTGGAAGATATTGTAAAAGGAGAACTACTCACAGCCAAAAATATAAGACCTATAAGACCAGCCGATGGTATACATACTAAATATTATGATGAAGTATTGGGTAAAACAGCTATTGCTGATATAAAACGTGGAACACCTTTAACATTTAATCAAATTGATCTAAAAGAATGATTCGCGGATTTTAATTTTTTAAATATAAATAAATATATATATTAAAAAAATGTCAAAGTATAGTGTAAGAAATATAAAATATGAAGATATTTTAAAAATTAAAGCAATAAGAAATGAACAAATGGATGTTTTACGACAATCAAAATTATTAACAGATGAAGATCAAGAAAATTGGTATAATAATGTTATACTACCATCTTATAAATCTAATACAAAAACTTTAAATTTTACAATTTTATATGAGAATGAATTTATAGGTTATGGAGGACTAGTTAATATCGATTATGTAAATAAAAAAGCAGAAGTTTCTTTTTTAGTAAAAAAAAATAGAACTTTAGATAAAAATATATATGAAAATGATTTTTCTTATTTTTTAAAATTTATTTCAAAATATTCTTTTGAAGAATTAAATTTACATAAATTATGGACTGAGACTTATGAATTCAGAAACTTTCATATATCAATTTTAGAAAAGGAAGGATTTAAAAGAGAAGGTCTTCTAAAAGACTCAATTAATCAAGATGATGAATATTTTAATAGTATATTGCACGGATTAATACTAAATAGCAAATTATTTGATACCAATAGTGTAAATAAAATTGTTGATTACCAAACATTTTTTAATGATAAAACTATTTTAGTTACAGGAAGTTCCGGTCTAATTGGAACTGATTTGGTTCTACATTTATTAGATTTAAATATTAAAAAAATAATTTGTATTGATTTAAAAGAGAAACCACACGAATTTAATAATTCTAAAATTGAATATTATCAAAAAGA